CTACATTTTGCACTCTTAGATCCTATGGATCCTAATAGTAAGGCTAATGCAGAAGAAATCGGAGATTTATCAGACTTTTTGATTTTACTCCGAAATAAGTACAATGCTCACATGGAAAATGAGAAAAGAGTTATGGATCTAATGAATAGAACTAGTGATAGTTTTATTTCAAGTCTAGCCGAATCGTATAATAGGAGTGATATTTTACCTGATGCTCAAGGTAAGCTAATGGATCTTATGTTTGAAGGCATACAAGCGTCTCGCATCAAGGCCACTGGCACATATCAGGTATTGAGAAATTATCTAGAGACTAATAGTACTGTTGCCCGTATACTCAAACTTTTGGGTATAGTCGCAGGCATAGCAACGACTACTGTTGCCTTAATTACGATGTACAATTCACTTTTTGGAGAGAAACCCGCTGTAGCGGAAGCTATCCCGTCTGGTGATATGAGGACTTTGAAATATAAGAAAATGAAACGACCGGCTTGTTCTGAAGGAACCACAGATAACACCGCTGAAATTCTTGTTACAGAAGTTGTCAAAGGAAGGCAAATTTATGCTGAAATCGATGACCGAAGAACTCTTAAGAGAAACAACATGTGTGGTGTTTTTATTGGAGGCAGATATGCTCTGTTCCCGTACCATCTATTTTTAGCCTCCGATGGAAAAGTCGTAGAAGAGAATTCAAGATTTGTATTAAGAACTGATCAAGCTGTATTCGAACAAATGTTTGAAAGCAGCAGACTAACACGTTTGTGTACACGTAAAGGAGAACCAAAAGATGTCGCTATATATGAATGTACCCTACAGGTGCGAGCTTGGAAAGATATCAGACACCACTTCATTAGTGAAAACGATTTAGCTTATATTGCTAATTGGTCTGATGCAGCACTCAATAAATTTAATTCAGGTTCGTTTGAAAGACAACTTGTCAAAATAACCACAATAGTTAATCAACAATATGCTGTTAATGGTGTGATTGTACCGTATACCATTTATAAAGGATTTCAGTATGACGCTATTACCGTCTCTGGTGATTGCGGTTCAGTACTTGTCGTTTACAATACCCGTATTGTAGGCAAGTTATTAGGTATACATGTAGCAGGCGAACGAAATAAACACCACGGTTACACCGAATTAGTTACTTCAGAAATGTTAGACAGTTTTGTACCACGAGTACAACCACGCTCACGACCTATTACAGTCGAAGACCGTCCAGCTGTTATTTTACCTGAAGGTAATTATACCTATTATGGTACTGTCCCAGCTAATCAAGCTGTTTATCCTGTAACGAGATCAGAGATCAAACCATCCGTTATTCATGGAGAAATTAAACCACCTACAACCGCACCAGTGTCATTAGATAAACGTGAGTTTGGAGAGACGATTGCTCGTTATTTTCAACCATCAATGCCAATTAACCCCAAAGTCAAAGCACTACTCCAACAAGACGCCAACGACATTAACGACGCACTAGATAGTTTTAAACTAGGTGTTGTTTCCGAATTTGAAGCCATTAATGGAAACAGTAAATATAAATATTTTGAGAGGATGAATATGTCAACATCTCCCGGATTACCATATAAGAAGATAGGTGTAGGAAAAGGAAAAGAACGTTTCTTCTCCAAAGACGCAGATGGTAATTACACTGTTAATGAACCTAGACTACGCAAAATGATCGATGATCGCATTGCTATGGCTAAGAAAGGTATTGCGATTGATTCTATGTGGATGGATATTCCGAAAGATGAAAGACGTAAACCAGGTAAGAAAACACGCATGATTGTAACACCACCTCTAGATTATCAAATCGTTTTCAGAATGTATTTCTTAGATTACATTGTCAGCTATTATAACTCTGCACTTAAAACTCACTCAGCAGTGGGAATCAATCCTTACTCTATGGATTGGACGGAAATGATGAACAATCTTAAGAGTAACTCTGATGTCGGAGGCGACGGCGATCATACACAATTTGATGGTCACATGTTAACCGATTTTCTCGAAATAGACATTAATGCTATTAATCATTATTACCGATATGAAGCAAACCACGAAATCTCATCTCTAATTAGAGAAGTACTATGGTACGAGATGGTACATACACCTACCCAATGCGTAAATATTGCTTATTGTGTACATTGTGGCGTCCCTTCTGGATGCAATTGTACTACAATTATTAACACCAATGGTAATGATAAATACTATAAACTGTGCTGGCTTGGACTAGCACCCCCTGAAATGTGTGATCTTAAACACTACTATGATCACGTTAAACTGTATTGTTATGGTGATGACAGTATAGCCTCAATTAAGAGAGAAGTTTTGCCTTGGTATAACCTTAAAACGATTTCCGAACACTTGGAGATTTATAATATTAAATTTACTATGGCTGACAAATCTGGC